TTCTACTTCGCGGTAGAATCCAGCAGCCTGAAGTTTCACAACTTCGTTCTTTGTCTTGCGCATGACGTGCGTAACACGCTCCGCTGACTCAATATTAGAGGCACCGTAGGGTACGATTACATCTTCAGCAGGGATATACAGGGCAGTTTGGCGTCCCATATTGGGATCATAGTACACCTTCTTAAAGGCAGAACCAGCCAAACCAAGGCTATACAACAGCCTCTCATGTTCGGGGCGGTATTCTACCATAACTTCTGTAAGTTCGTAATTCATATCCGTTTTTACACGGAGGGCTGCGTCTTCTTTGTCTTGAGTGGGTTCCCCAAGAATCTTTGTCTTAACAGGACCGGCAGCAGGGAACGTCTCGCTCATGGCTTCAGCTTGGAATCGAATGGCCGCTTCCGCCAAAATGTTACTGTATACGCCACAAGAGTTTTCCCAAGGCTCCGTACGCTCTTCGTACTTCATACCGAGAACATCAAGACCTGCAACGTAGCTGTCTGCCCAATCACGGCGAGCTGAAGTATCTGCGTCAATGGCTTCTTCTAAGTCCCCAGCTATTTCGGTTAGCTGCCCGTCGTCTAGGTACTCAGCTAGGTTCGCATCAAACGGTGCCATGTCGGCATCTTCGTTTTCTTCTCCGAAGCTAATCTCAACGCTACCATCTTCAAGCTCTACCATGACAGGCATATCTTCATCAGTAGCAATAGCCATCTCGACCATGGCGTCGGGGGCCATCTCTTCACCCATCAACTCTTCATCTATGCCTTCGGGCATCCCGTACAAACCTTTCTCAATAGCCATCGTCTTATCCTTTAGTAATATCCACCGCGATGCCTGTACATAGGCTCGCCTTCGGCTTCGTCAGTTGGTAGGGATATAAATCCACCTTGCCTAAACCGCATCAGCGCCATTATAGTAGTATCCACCAAGTCATCATTAGACATGAACGGAAAGCCTGCAACTTCCTCGACCACTTCTTCTGCCCAACGTGTTTGTGGAACCCACACAAGTCCTGAACGTACTATATCAGAAACAGAGTTAAGTCTAGCAGTTTTATCGCCTGTACCTCTATGCGGGGTGTACTCTTGCACTATTAGTCCTGACCTACGCATTTCCTGATACAACGGCGTACCGCTACTCTTCTTCTCCACAATAAACGCATCTGGCTCCCATTCTAAGTACTCACGGGTTGCCATCTCTTTAAGCTCGTGGAACTCTAACCGTTCCTTAATAGCATTGAGCAGGATGATGCAGTAACAATTCTCTTCTTCGTGAAAGAACACACCCCACGTAGTCAGTGCCGTGAAGTCAGCTCGGTTGTGCTTTTCTGCTGCGGCGTCAAGCGCCATAATTATATACTCACAGCTAGGCGGGTCTTCGTGCGGCCATTCCTTCCACCACTCCCTCTTAACAAGGGCTGCCTCTTCCGCAGTCGGCTTCTGCTGGTACTGCGAGTTCCACTGGAACAACGGCATTGACGCTTTCGTACGGTGTAGGGCTTCAAGGTCAAAGAACTCAGGCCACAGCGGCTTTTCTTTTATATCCCCGTCGGGTTGCTCAAACTCCAGTATCGCCGGAAACTCTACTACCTCATACTTATCGGCCAGCTCGTTCTGAGCCATATCCCTAGTCACGCGACCAGTCAGGTCGTCCAAGTGCCACCTAGTCTGGATGATAGCTACCCGCCCATGAGGCATAAGACGTGTTCGTGCACCGTAGGTAAACCATTCGTACGCTTTATCAAAGACATCGAAGTTGCCGTTAATCACGTCTTGCTCTGAATGTGGATCGTCAATAAGGAGCAAGTGAGCGCCGCGACCAGCAAGCGCTGAACCAATACCACACGCGTAATACTCCCCACCTCTGTTTGTATTCCAACGACCCGCCGACTTAGAGTCGCTAGCAAGCTGTACATTCGGGAATATCTTCTGGTACTCAGGCGTTGATATTAAGTTACGCACCTTTCTACCAAAGTCCACAGCGAGGTCCGTGGTATGCGACACCATCATGACCTTCTTATCTGGGTTACGCCCTAAGTACCAAGCCGGAAAGTATATAGAGACGAGTTGTGATTTGCCGTGACGTGGGGGGATGTTTACACAAACCCGGTCTTTTCCATCTACGGCCACTGCTCGCCCGTTCTCTCCGTCTGTGGTTTTACCTTTTTCAATCTCCATAAGGAGGCTGGCTAGTATTCTGTGGTGTTTACCTACTTTATAGTCTTCCTGCATTAAGCAACAAAACTCTATCAAGTCTGCGTGCGCATTCTCTATGGCCTGCCGCTCTTCCAACGCTTCCAGCAAGCTGTTTATCTCAACCTGTTCTTCTAGCGTGTAGTCGTCTAGGTTGTCGATCATGGTCTGGACTTCTTCTGGGCTAAACCCTTCAAAGTCTTCGGCTGCGCCGACGTTGCCCACCATTTACTCGTCGGCCTCTACAATCTCAGCATCTTCAATGTCTTCAGTATCGACAACCTCATAGACACCCTCTACGTTCTTCTTAAGGTTTTTGAGCTTCTCAAGCTTAGTTCGCAATTTTTCTTGGAGTTCTGTGGTGTTTTGGTGGGTAATAGTAACTTCTTTACGCTCTGCAAAGAGACCAACGTCTGAAATCTTGCCCAGTAGTTCCAAAGCCCGCATTCGTATGCGCGGATCAGCGTTTTCTGTTTCCAGTACCAGCTTGTTTGTTACGAGGTTACGTATCTCGGCAGCGTTTGTGGCTACTAAGTGACTAAATTCTTTGAGTATTAGCTGTGTCTGTACTATGGAGGCAGGAGTAAGAGTAGTTAGCTTAGTGTTACTTACTTTTTTAGAGGTTTTATCGGGGTCCTCTGCGTAAGTCGTCGCCAGTATGCTAGCCACGGTGTTGTCTGCCTCGTCGGGGGTAACGTCCAGACCTTGTTCTTCGAGTAATTTTACGGTATTGCAGGCCGCCTCAGCCCTCTCTCGTAGGTCTAAGTAGGAAATGCCGGGCGGTATATCAACCCCAAAGTCGGGAATGATAGCTGTCGTCATCGGGATGTCTCGCAAGCGGTTAAGCTGATGGGCGGAGTATAGGATACAAAAAATTTATTTGCAACAAGGGCTTGGGACTCCTATGGGGGGGCCTTTCCTATATAGAGGGGGGTGGGGTGCGAAGTAGCCGCATGGTAGAAAGAAGGGGGTGGGGGTCGAAAAAGTATACTTAAGGGTTCCCGGGCGAGTGTTAGTTACCAAAACATGTTTTTAAACGCAATCATTCATGTGAAATAGTATTACTACGCGTGCATGGTACCAGCGTGCTGCAAGTGGGGGTGCCCCTAGGGGTGGGTCGGCAGGCCACCAAGTCCTACAAAAAAGGCCCCGCCAATAAGTTATAGATTCTATAACTAAACACCATAAAACGCTTGCAAACGATACGGAAAGATGTTCTAATGGTTACCAAGTCGGGGGCAATATCGCCCAGATAAACCGGCTGGAGCAATACCATGCAAAAAACTACTACTACAATCCTCGCGAACGTAACTGCCGCTACCAAGACTATCGAGTCAAAAGAGAAGGCGCTTGTTAAACCTCTCGATGAACTCTACGCCGATGGAATGCGCTCGGTAGATTTCAAGGCACCCGCGAAGGGATTAGATCGCACTGACTACGTAGCGCTTAAAAAGGCGGTAGTCGCCGCTTTCACAGTCGCCGATCGCAAGCTTTTAGTCGCCGATACCAAGTCGATGGACGATGCGACCAAGGCGCTCAAGAAAACCATTCAACAAAAGATCGGCGCTCGAATGGGTGATATTGCGCGGCTACTCAAAGCGCGTGAACCTAAAGTAGAACGCGCTACTGGCGGATCGACTAATCAGTCGGCAACACCGGCAGCACCGGCCGCGAACAATACAAGCGCCACGCCGCTCAAGTCTTATATTGAGCACGTATCGACTGGCCGCGATGTAGTTAACGCTATACCGGTGTCGCAATTAACCGAAGCGAAAAGGGATGAGATTAAAAAGCTAATCGGCGATCTACTCGAAAAGCTTAACTCAATCAAAGGCAAGTAAACCCACCACGTTACACTAAGCCGCCGCAAGGCGGCTTTTTTGTGCCTGTAATTCCTGCCCCTATCACCCTCTCCAATACGTTTCTCTATCTAACACCCAACCACTTTGCGTATCAGTACAATCCCTGCCCCACCACATCGCGCCAAGCAAACGATGCCAGTTACCTAGCAGCGTGCCGCCTACGAAGCGCGCGCAGTTCAAACCAAGCGAGACCAGTTATCTAGCGGCGTGCCGCCTGACAGCCAAAAAGTTATAGATTCTATAACTTTCCTACAAAGTGCAAAAAATTAACTAATCTTCTTTTTCGGTGTTTTGCCATGCACGCGCAAGCTATTGAATTCGTTAGACTTTGTTACCTATTATTCTATTATTCTTTTTTGGGTAGGGCATTTTGCCCTTTATCGTTTAGTGTCGTTTAACTTTGTTTGTTAAAGAGTAGTGCTTTGTAGGTGTATAGATTTAGCCCTTTTTTACCTATTACTACTATATTATTCTTTTTTTATTATAATAATAAGAAAAGTAAAAAGACCCAGTTGGGCACTTACCAGAACACGTTGCCGTACTGTTCGTTTACCCCCCTTTTGCCTATAAAATTCCCTAGCCTATGTCTAAAAAAGCCAAAAAAGAATAATACAAAGCCAACTTCAATCTAATCAAGCACTTACGTCAAAATCAGCCATTTTCAAAAAAGAAGATTACAGCCAAAAAAGAAGATTACAAAACCAAACCTAGCAATATCAAGCACTTACATTATTCTTTTTTTCGCCCCTCTTTTGTATAAAAAGAATATTTGGAATATTACCAAAACAACACCGCCAATAACTAAACATAACCAAAAAGCACAGCACTTGACTTAACAACATATCAACGTATAATAGTTATTGTGTTTCGGGGTAACAGCCAAGTTACACAAACATGTTTTCAACATAACAAAAAGTTATAGATTCTATAACTAATTAACAGGAGCAAGACAGTATGAGCAAAAACGTGGAGTACTACAGGCACCAACTAATTCACAAGCACGACGAGCTGGCTGATGCAGAACACAAGCTGCGCATGTTAGCCGACGATACCGAAAGGGATTTGGAAAGAGCGTTGATCGCGCTCACCGAGCGTAACCCGCCGAAGCTAGAAGCGGTCGAGTACATACTGCGTGATTTAAGAGAGCGTCACGCCCGACACGCGGAGGTTACCCAATGAGCAAAGCAAAAATACATCTGCTGACCGAAGTCGGCTGTTTAATGTGCGACACCTTATATGACCAGTCCCGTGCTAACGCGGGATTCACCACCTGTTTCGAATGTGGCGTCATGCTAGCAAAGTTCGCACGTACTGAGCGCGCGAGGTTCTACGACCTTAACCCAGACCGGAAAGTTATAGATTCTATAACTAATTGTGGAGAGCAGTCATGAAAGTAATCAAGCTAAACCGAACACCAAACCACGCAGTCGGCGAAGTGTACAAACCCTATGCGAAGCTGAACCTGCACGACCCCGATAACAAGTACGCTTGGAAGGAAGAGGAGTTACCTGCTTGGGTGTGGATGGCGCGAGGCGTTGGTGTACTGGGATTGTTCACAGGCATTTACTGCCTAGTCTTTTTGGGGATGTTGTTATGAAAGATTACGAATTGTGGGCGAAGGAAAGGCGCGAAAGTCGGCTGAATGAACAGTTTGGGCTTACGCTAGTTTTCATGGGCATACCTATGACCCTCGTGCTTATGGTGTTGTCCGATCTGGCAGCTAAGAAATTTGGGCTTACGCTCGGATTGGTTTGGCTACTGCCTAGCGCAGTGGTGTCGTTCTATGCCATACGCAAACTTGTTTATCTAGGAACAGAGGAGGACGAGTAGTGACAGCACAACCAAAGCCCAAACCCAAGCATTACACCGTTACCAACAAAAAACCCTGCGAGATGTGCAGTGCGCAGATACGTGCAACTAAAGGGAACGACTTCTGCGAGCCATGCGCTGCGCACATAAACTTGTTTAACTACCTGTGGAGGATAACCGACCATGAAAGACTTGAACGATAACGCGACACTGGACTGGGTGGATGAGGTGGAGCTGACCGAGAACGAGCGGAAGTTTTTAGAGGACGGCATGTATAGGCATGCCTTGTTTGACGCGATGGAGAACCTGCCACACAGCGTGGCTCTCAATAACCTGATCGACCGAACCATCAACGACTTACTAACTAAGGAGCAATAACCATGAACGCAACCGTAACTCAGCTACACGTAGCACCACAGACAAACCACGCACCCTCTATCGCTAGCAGCGCACTGTTAGCAGAACTAAGTATAGGTATCTGGGAGGGGCGCAAGAAGGATAAGAAGGCAACCAACGACGTTACCTCTAGGAATAACGCCAAGAAGAATGCAGCGAGGGTAACAAAAGACCTGCTAGTAGACTGCGAAGAACTGAAAGCTATCAAAACATACAGGGAAACCATAAGGTCTTTCCACCGTAACGCTACGCTACCTTGGTCTAACATGGGGCACAGACTCCTCACCAACAACTACTTCTTAGACTACAAGCGACACATGGACGAGATGATGGAGAACTTTCGCCAACTAGTTGAGGAGTTTTTAGATGCGTATTCGTGGGAGGTAGCAGACACGCAAGCCAAGCTAGGCACATTGTATAACCCAGACGACTACCCTTCGGTCGAGACAGTACGCAGTAAGTTTAAGATACGCGTGAACTACATGCCTGTA